TTCTAAATCTATTCTATGCTCTAAATTGTTTCCAGCATGGTATATAGGAAGGAATCCTGAACATGAAATACTTACTGTCTCCCATAGTGATCAGTTATCAAGTGATTTTGGACGTTCTGTCAGGGATATTGTCTCTATGGAAAAATTTTCTAATATCTTCAAAGGAGTGTCCTTACGAACAGATGTACGAGCTGCAGGTAAATGGAAAACTAACCAGGGAGGAACGTATTATGCTGCTGGAGTTAGATCACAGATTGCAGGACGAGGAGCACATATTGCAATTCTTGATGATGTTATGTCAGAGGAAGACTCTTATTCAGAAACTGGCAGAAAATACGTCAAGGACTGGTATCCTGCTGGACTAAGAACACGTATTATGCCTAATGGTGCTATCTTAATTATTAATACTAGATATCATTATGATGATCTTTGTGGCTGGCTTTTAAAACAGCAGGAAGATATGTCGGAATATGAAATCATTCCTTGGGAAGTTATACGTATTCCTGCATGGCTGGATGAGGATGCTGCAGAATTATTACAGTTACCTGTAGGTTCCAGTTATTTTCCTGAATGGAAACCAAAAGAAATTTTAAAAATAGATGAGGAGGAAATAAAAGCTTCAAATGGTTCCAGATATTGGAATGCTTTATATATGCAAGATCCTACACCTGAAGAAGGTGGCTTAATAAAAAAGAGATGGATACAATGGTGGGAATATGAGGAAGCACCTACTTGTGATTTTATAATACAAACCTATGATACAGCTTTTTCCACCAAGACAACTGCTGATTATTCTGTTATTCAGACATGGGGTATATTCAATCATTTTGAAGAAGATAGTGTAGGCTATGAAAGTTTTTCTCCCAATCTTATTTTACTGGGAAATGTCAGAGGACGATTTGAGTATCCAGAATTAAGACGAATAGCTCAAATGTTATATGATGATCACCGACCAGATATCTGTATTGTGGAAAAGAAAGCAAGTGGACAGTCTCTTATACAAGATATGAGGAGAGGAGGCCTACCAGTACAGGAATATATACCAGACAGGGATAAGGTATCCAGAGTATATGCAGCATCTCCTTTAATGGAAGCAGGTCGAGTATGGCTTCCTAAACATAAAAAGTGGTCAGATGATTTAATGACAGAACTTCTACAATTTCCAAATGCAGCCCATGATGATCAGGTAGATGCCCTTTGTATGGCAATACATTATATGAAGGAATCATGGCACTTAACCCATCCTGATGATCCCTATTATGATGATGAAGATAAAAAAAATAAAAAAAGAGTTGCATATTGGAGAGTTTAGTGGTATAATACTATATAGGGGAATACAATGGCACGTTCATTTAAATATGGTATAGGTTCTCAAGAAGTATCTAAACCAAATATCAAAAATACATATCAAAGATTAGCTACACAGGGACCACATTCACGTAAGTATGGTATAGGTATGCAAGGGATACCTAAAGCAGAACCTGGAGAACTTGATCTATTAAGAATGTTTGCTCCTATAGTTCCAGGAGGAGGTATTGTTGACTATTTTGGTGGAGCTCCTGAATTTAGAAGATCAAAAATGGACGAACAAAGATATTATCCTAGTGCTTATCAACATCTATTTGGAGAAGAGAAAGAAAAAGATCCTTGGGCAGCTTTTTATCAAACTCTGGGAGCTACTGGAGATATTGCAATGATAGCAGGTACAGGTACAGCTTTTCTAAATCCTTTAGTAGGGGGAACTGTATTTGCAGGAGGTCTGGCTCTTAAAGCAGGATCTAAACTATTACCTAAAATATTAGCAAGACAAAAAAATATTCCTGAAGTTTTAAAAACTAGTACACAACCTATATTGGGAACAGAAGTAAAAACTCTTGAAGGAGATACTTTTGGATTAATACAAGTACCTAAACCAGTAACACAAAGCAAAACAGAATTTAAACAAAGATATAATTTATTTACTGCATCACCTGAAACTAATAAACCAGTAAATGCAGGTTTTATAGAATTACGTCATCCAAAAGATAATCCAGATAAAATTTTATCATTAGTAAATATTGAAATTGATGATGCATTTAAAGGACGAGGTTTAGGTTCTACAGTTATACAATCACTTGTAAAACAAAATAAAGGTTTACGAATTGATGATATCAAAACTTCAACTTATATTGGAGATAAAGAAAAACGAATAAAAAAAGGTTCTTTAGGTTTTTGGAATAAACAAGGATTAGAAGGATATAATAAAAAAACAGGAGAAGGATATATTCCCTGGTATGAACAAAGATCTCCAGCTTATCATTCTAAATTAATAGAAGCTGTAGAAAATCTAAATTTACCTAAAGCAACTGGTGATCAATTCTATAAAACAATTAATAAAATAGAAGGAATTAAAAAAGAAGAAAAAGAATTATTCAAGTTAAATTTTTTAGAAAATAATCAAGAAAAATGGACAAAACAACAAGTTTTAGATCATTTAAATAAAAATAAAGTAGAACCTGAAGAAATTATTTTAGGAGGTAAAGGTAATCAATTAGTTTGGGAGGAGATAAATACAAGACCAATACATACATTGGAGGGAGAAATAACTCCATATAAAGTAACTTCTGAGAAATCTTCAATTGGTACTATTGAAGAAAGGTTAGTAGGAAAAGAAAAATCTGGTAAATATGAAATATATGAACAAAGATTTGATCCTGATATTTTTAAAAATAAAGCTACTCAGAATAAAATTCAAAGGCATCTCAACAGAAGGATGCCAGAAGATACACCTATGATGAATAGAGATAGAAGTAGACTGATTGGTGAGGAGGGTCAAATTAAGAATAAGTGGTTTGTAGTAAAAGATGTTCATACAGGAAAAATACTTGAGGTCTTGCCAGATCTATGGATTCTAAGAACTTTACATGATGCAGAGTTAGCTGCAGGAGGCCATGCTCTCAATACCAAATATTTAAAACCAACTACAACAGAGACTGTTAAGCATAGACAACTAACTTTAGATGGTAAAGGTGGAGAAAAAGGATCTTATGAAGAAATATTATTAGGTACAGATCCTGACTTTATTACAAAAGAAGCTAAAGTTATAAATGAAGGATTAAAAAATAGAGAAAAAGTATTACGAAAAGAAACAATGAGAACTAATCCAGAACTTTTGGTTGATCCTGAGACAGGTACTAATTCTTATGCAATATTTAAACAGAATGTTCTCATGAAAGATCCTGAATGGCAAAAATTAAATAAAGCTAGAGAACAACATTATGGACCACTTAGTGAACATGGACTAGAAAAATGGGTAGGAACTACAGTCCATGGATATACACATCCAAGTTTGGCAAATAAACCTATAAGAGTAAGAACAGGAATTTATAAAACTAAAGATGGAAAACCTACTCAATTTGGAGAAGAAATTCAAAATGATTATGGTCAATTAGTAGATAAACATGGTGTTATTAATAAAAAACCTATTATAAAAGCTTATAATGAAGTACAAGAAGCTTTAAAAGCAAAAGAAAAAGCTAAGGCAACTGGAATTGAATTAGATATTATAAAAAAAGAGAAAAATTTAAAGGATGCAGAAGACAGATTAAAAGAAGCTCAATATATATATGCAGGAAGTAATAAACAGCCTCCTGATATGCCCTTTAGTAGAAAGAGTTCTGAATTAGGTTTTAGACGATTAGTACGAAAAGCTGTACAAAATGATATTGATTCAGTTACATGGACACCTGCTAGAACACAAGGAAGATTATACAAGCATAATGTACCACTTAAAAGTATAAAATTAGGTAGAATAGAAGATGCAGAATGGTTTGGTAGATCTACGGGTGAAGAATATACTCTAAGATCAATTGAGTTTATAGATGCAGAAGGAAGGGCAATATTTAGAGGTACTGTAGATTTAAATTCAGGAAGAATTGGAAAATATGGAGAGAGGGATGTTTTTAATACACCTAGAGATGAGATAGCTGTGGAGGATTTTCAAATTATGGTAAATAAAAAAGATAAGAAAACAGGTAAAAAAATACGAGATGCACGAGGAAATCTACAAAAAGAACCAGCACATATTAAAGATATTCTGGAGTCAACAAATAAAGAAGTAAAAGAAGATATTATAAATTTAATATTAAAAGACAAACAAAATGAAAAAAGATTTTTTAAAAAGTTTGCTTCAACAAGAGTAGCTACCATTGAAGATCCCCGTTTTACTATTTATGAATTTAGAAATCCTTCTGACGATATTGAATTTGTTACATTGCCTGATAAATTTAAAAACTTAAAAAAAGTATATGATCAAGATATACCAGAAGAAGCAGAAAGATTAGTAAAAAAATATGGTGGAGAAGTAAGAAGAACGATTATAGAAAGTGATACTCCTATTATGCAACGTGGCTATTATGGTAAGAGTATAGAAAGATCGAATAGTAATGTATGGGAAATGACTATTTCACCAGAACTTAAAAAAGAAATATTAGAACATGGAATAGCTGCATTTGCTCATGGTGGATACATAAAAAATTATTTTAATATAGAAGAGGGGAATATATAAGATATGGCAACAGAACGTAATCCTTTTGATCCAATTCCACAGAATATTCCAAATGTGGTTCCTTTACCTCAAAAAGAAAATACAACATTTGAGATGGAACCAGATGGAGGAATGACAGTTAATTTTAATCAGGAAGTGGTAGAAGAAGAAGTATTAATAGAAGAATGGTATGAAAATCTTATTGAAAAAATAGATGATAATAATCTATTAGGATTAGCTAATGAAGTTCTAGATAATTTTGAATCGGATAAAAATTCCAGAAGTGATTGGGAGTCTATGTTTGAAAGAGGATTTGATTTACTAGGTCTTAAATTACAGGAGACTAGTGATCCTTTTGAAGGAGCATGTACAGCAGTTCATCCACTCTTAATTGAATCAGCAGTAAAGTTTCAGGCAAAAGCTTCACAGGAATTATTTCCACCTGCAGGTCCTATTAAAACACAGATATTAGGAGAACAAACTATTGATAAACAGGAACAGGCTAATCGTGTTCAAAACTTTATGAATTATCAAGTAACAGAACAAATGCCTGAATACTTTGACGAATTTGAACGAATGCTGTTCCATCTTCCCCTTATAGGATCAGCATTTAAAAAAGTATATTATGATGCTACTCTGGATCGTCCATCTGCTGAATTTGTTCCCATAGATCAATTCTATGTATCTTATTATGCAACCGATTTACGAAAAGCTGATAGATATACTCATGTTATTTATAGAAGTCCTGTTGATTTACAGAAAGATATTAATGCAGAAATTTATGCTGATCTAGAATTACCAGAAGCTAAGAATCCTACTGCAACACCTTTCTCAGAAAAGATGGATACTATATTAGGATTATCAGCTATCGGTGATAATGATCCACAATATGTTCTTCTGGAACAACATCTATATCTTGATATTGATGATTCAGAAACTGAAGATGGAGAATCAGCTCCCTATATTGTAACAGTAGAACAACAATCAAGACAAATTTTAAGTATTCGTAGAAATTATAAACCAAATGATCCTAAAAAAGAAAAGAGAATGCATTTTGTACATTATCGTTTTGTACCTGGTTTTGGTTTTTATGGACTCGGTCTTATACATTTCCTTGGAAATTTAACTATGTCTGCAACTGCAGCTATGAGATCTTTAATAGATGCAGGTCAATTTGCAAATCTTCCAGGAGGGTTTAAGGCTAAAGGAGTACGAATGGTCGGAGATAACGATCCTATTGCTCCTGGTGAGTTCAAAGAGGTTGAAGCAACTGGTATAGATCTTTCAAAGGCTATTGTACCACTCCCCTATAAAGAGCCTTCCTCGACTCTATATCAGATGCTTCAATTCGTTACCCAAGCAGGACAGAAATTTGCTGATAGTACAGAACAGGTTGTAGCTGATGCTGCTTCTTATGGACCTGTTGGAACAACTATGGCTTTACTTGAAGCTTCCAGTAAATTCTTTTCAGGTATTCATAAACGATTACATAAATCTCAAAGAGATGAATTTAAAATTCTTGCTCAAATTGATTATGATTATTTACCTGTTGAATATCCTTATGATGTTCCTAATGCAAAAAGAAATATCTTTAAAAAAGATTTTGATGGAGCAATTGATGTTATTCCAGTAAGTGATCCGAATATACCAAGTAATGCTCATAGAATGATGTTAGCAAATATGGCATTACAGATGGCACAGCAATCTCCACCAGGAATGTTTAATGTTGAAGCTTTAAATAGAACAATATTAAATGCTGCTAATATGCCAAATATGGAGGAAATTCTTCCACCTAAACCTGAACCCCAACCAATGGACCCTGTATCAGATATTGTAGCTGCTGCAAAAGGTATACCAATTGGTGCTTTTCCAGGACAGAATCATGATGCTCATATTCAGGTAAAAATGGCTTATATGCAAGATCCTATGAATGGTGCTAATCCTGTTATGGCTCGATTAAAACCTGTTCTTGAAGCAAATGTACAGGAACATTCTGTAATGAAATATCAGGAACAAATGAATGGAGTTACTGGACTTAAAGTAGAACAAATGCCACCTGATCAACGTAATCCATCAGGTATAGAAGCTGTTATGGCTGCTGCAGCCCAAGAAGTTTTAAATGCTAATAAAGCTATGGGCATAGCACAATCACCAGAACAACAACTTGTAGCTGTTGAGCAATCAAAAGTTGAACTTGAAAAAGAGAAATTAAAACTTAATGCTGCAAAAGAAAATGCAGAAATGTCTTTAAAAGTACGAGAACTGGATCTTGAAAGAAGACAACAGGATATAGATATGCAGAAATCTGGAGTT